AGATGCTACCGTAACAAGGATCTGCCTTACTGGGGCAAAGCATACTTGGGCGTCAACAAATTATTCTTCTGGGAAGAAGACCACTGCTTCGAGAGTCACTTGAAAGACCAAACCTTCGCAAAAGAGTTGATCGACCAATGACCTGTACTACTTTAAACATGGCAAGAATTCGTCACGACATCGAGCGCGACGAAGGCGTCATCTACGAGATCTACGTTTGTCCCCTCGGACACCTGACCTTTGGCGTTGGGCACTTGGTTCGACTTGGTGATGCAGAGCACGGCATGCCAGCAGGAACACCGGTCAGCAGAGCACGGGTAGAACTTGCGTTTGACAATGACCTGCGTGATGTGTTGGACGACTGCAAGGCATTGTTCGACGAATGGTATGACTTTCCAGGCGAAGTCAAGTCGATCCTCGTCAACATGTGCTTTAACCTCGGGCGCACCCGCCTGAGCAAATTCAAGAAGACTATCGCAGCAATCGAATCAGGCGACTACGAAACAGCAGCAGTAGAAATGCGCGACTCTAAATGGTATCGCCAAGTCACCAAAAGAGCAGAGCGACTTGCTACTCGCATGGAGATGGTCGGTGAATGATAGAGATAAGTTTGTAGGAGATTTCGACCGCAACGAAGTCGAGATTGACCTCAACAAGTTCATGGAGTTGATCAAAGAAAACTCCGACCTGAAGGAACGCATCCGAGAACTTGAATTCGAAGACCGACAGAACCCATGGCAAAAGTGGGTGCACTTCGCTCATACTCTTGACGCATGGCGCATCTTTCCACGAGCGTTCATCACCGTGTACATGTTCCTACTGTACTACACCACCATTTGGTTCATGCAACTAGAAGCACCTACCCTCGAACAGTCGGGTCTAATATCGGTCGTTGTCGGAGCAGGCGCGGCATGGTTCGGTCTGTACACAAGAAGCAAGGGTGATGGCGAAGATTAGAATGATCGCGGTCAGAGGCGATCGCCGCTCTGACTACTACTCTGCTATTTGCGGGTCACGCTGGCACAGCATGGGATACAACGTCGAGAAATTCGACGCGACTACTCCCGCCACCCTCGGAAACGAACTCACCTTTGCCGAACGAAAGTTCAACGGCAATCCCTTTACTCAGATCGAATTGGCGATCTGGTACAGTCACTTTCGTTTGTGGGAAACGATCAAAGAACCCACCTACATTATCGAACACGATACATACCCGTACAAAAAACTTCCGGAGTTTGACGGACACTGGGGACTGTTCTCGTTATTCCCGCGCAACGAACAGGCATGGCAAGGAGAGAAGGAAACTATCTCCCCTGGAAGCGGATACTATATAACTAGACAGAGCGCGAGTATTCTCAAGGAATGGGCACTCGCAAAACCTATTGACGAAAACGTGGACGGACACATCCACCAAACCGTTAAATTGAATCTGAAGCAAACAGACGCAGAGTTCAACGACTACCACGTCAAGAACGCATCCTGTTTTCAAATTGTCAACTATCAGGTTGGCACTTCAGCGGAACATAATGTATGAAGCGAGCAATATATCAAGTAGCGGTTGGACCTCAGTCTAACCTCTACAAGCACTGCATCAAGTCAGTCAACGACTACGCTGTATCAATCGGCGCTGAGCACTTGGTGCAGAAGCAACCTCTTCTTTGGGTAAAACCTGATCCGTTTACTGGACAACGCTCGAAAGAGTCTTACGAAAAGTATGGCGGGTTCCTTCCAATCTTTGAAAAGGAGAACGTCTTCGCGACGTTTAAAGACTATGACCAAGTTGCAGTTATCGACGCAGACATCTACATTAAACCTGATAGTCCAAATGTATTCGACACAATTAGTGCCGATTGTCATTTCGGTGCTCAGTTTGAGCGCGACCTCCCTGTAAACGAAAGATACCAAAGACAGATCATAAAGTACTCGCGCGAGCAGTTGACCAACACCGTGTGCAAACCATACGACTGGGACTTTGACCACCCGAATGGTGGGGCGTTCTTCAACTCTGGTATGATTGTCTACAACTGCGCTAAGATGCTTGACCACCTCAAGGGTATGACGCCAAAGCAGTTTATGGCGCGTCCTGACTTCCAAGACTTCATTGACGGCATTGGACCGTTCCGTTGGCAGACCGATCAGATTATGCTCAACTACTGGATGAAGAAAGACAACCTGCAAGTCGAGGCAGTCGATTGGAAGTTCAACGCTCTGTTCTCTGCTCTCCAGCAGGGCAAAATCTCAGAGGCGCACTTTGTACACTTCTTCATGCGCCACAAACTCCCGCAAAACGGCGAGTGTATCCAGGAGTTAATGGATGCTATAGATAAGGTATGAGGCGTTTAATATACCAAGTCGCGGTTGGACCTCAGTCCAATCTCTATGAGCATTGCATCCAGTCAGCAGCAGAATATGCAAAAAGGATCGGTGCAGACCACATAGTCCAAAGACAACCAAAACTCCGCATCGTCCCAGATGTGTTTCGTACTGACCGCGAGGGCAAGTGCGGTGGTTGGAAGAAGTTGGGTTACCTGCCTATCTTTGAAAAAGAAAATGCTTTTGAGTTGATGGACGAGTACGACCAGATCCTGATCCTAGACGCAGACATCTACATCCGACCAACAGCAAGCAATATCTTCGAAGACCTCCCGTCCGAGTATGGGTTCGGTGGCGTGTGTGAGTGCGATATGCCAATCAGCGCGGAACACGCAGTCAAGATTAAGCAATACTCGCATATGCAATACCAGCAAGTCGCGGGAAGGATTAAGGGATGGCGCTACTCTGACTGGGGCGGTCTTGAGTTCTTCAACATGGGAATGATGGTACTCAACTCAGCGGTTATCAAACCGTTCTTGCGTGGGCAGTCTCCACGTGAGTTTCTAATGCGTCCCGAGTTTCAAGATATGCTCGACGGCGTGGGCACTTACAAGTGGTCAACAGACCAGACCCTTCTCAACTACTGGTTGAAGAAAGATCGGATCCCAGTGAAGCACCTAGACTGGAAGTACAACGGTCTGTATGGGTCACTGTGGGGTGACAACATAAACGCATGCGACTTTGTACACTTCTACTTGAAAGATAAATTACCTGAGAATGGAGAGAATGTAGATTCTCTGATGGAGAAGATTAATGTTTGACCCTAAGATGTTCGTGCACATTCCAAAGTGTGCCGGTATGACTATCCGCCGGAGTGACGCACTAAAGGGTAAGATCATTCCTGCGGTGCCACAGACACACAAGAGTCCGGAGTACACCAAGGCACTCGAAGAGCAGATGGCAAAGCAAGGCGATCACCACGGTCACGAGCATGCTCGCTGGCGCGACCTCAACTGGCAGTACCAAGCATACGACTGCTTTGCTGTGGCGCGTAATCCTTGGGACAGAGTTGTATCGCGATACTTCTTTGCCCGCAAGGTCAAGTTTGTAGAGAAGAAGGCAGATGGCATGGCGACCAACTGCGACTCGTTCGAAGAGTTTCTGGAAGAGCGCCACGTTTGGGGCGGTGTGCCTTACAACTGGCACCGTGCAATCAAAGGTTGGTATCCTGCTGTCGACCATACGTGCGACGAGAAAGGCAACTTGAAGTGCGACATTATCCGCTTTGAGAATCTCGACGCAGACCTAGAAAAATATTTCAACATCCCTAAGATGACTCAGGCGCGTAATGTGACCGGACTCAACGAAGGCACTTACATGGACTTGTACGACGACCGCACGATTCAGATCGTTGCCGACTGGTACAAAGCAGACATCGATATGTGGGGTTACGACTTCGACACCGGTGCGCAAAGAAACTATTGGAACGGAGGAATGAAGTAATGATGGGATCACCTAAGAATACCGACTCACATAATATTATGGACTTGATCGAGAAGGGCAGCGTTGGCGCGGAGATCGGTGTATGGATGGGCAGTTCATCTCGTCAGTTCCTGCAAAAAGATCCGAGCAAACTCTACCTCGTAGACCCGTGGGCAGTTCGTGGTTACGACGAAGCACTCGAGGCGAAGGACGAGACTTTTGATTACGACAAGTACCTGAACAACTATAGCAAGTTGACGGGCAAACCAACAGCGAAGGCATTTGACATATACTACGACGACGTCTACGCTGGTGTCGAGAAAGAGTTTGGCGGTGACAAGCGAGTAGAGATTTGCCGTGAGACTGCTACCGAATGGTTTGCTAAATTCGACGAACCGTTCCTTGATTGGATCTATGTGGACGGAGACCACTCCTACACTGGCGCGTACACTGACCTGTGCAACTCGCTGAAGGCAGTCAAGTCCGGCGGTTTGGTTATCGGCGACGACTACAAGTGGGGTCGACCTGGAGACAAGGGCGGCGTCAAGAAAGCAGCAAACCAATGGGCAGAAGAGAACGGTCTTACGCTCGTACAACACGGTCAGAACCAGTTCGTGGTTCGCGTGTGAGTGGCGGGAAGGGCAGTGGTGAGATAAGCAACGCTCACTACAACCCAAAGTTCGGTCGCACTATCTGCGAGATCCACCGAGAGATGTACGACATACTGTTCGAAGACCTGACTACCGATCGTCGGGAAGAAGTCCTGAGTCGGTTGGAAGAAGCATACGGTATGGCAAAGAAGATGGATGCCAAACTACGTCAGTACAAGAACAACTACGACGACAACTGGTGGGAGCAAGAAAGAGAAAGCGTCATCCAAGAGAAACTACGCACCCGCGAGGATCGTGAGACCAATAAATGAAATGTAACCTAATCTATCTGCCCGAACACGCAGGTTCTATTGAGCAATCTACCAGTGCGCGCAATAGTTTCGAACGTAACGGTTGGAAGGTTGAAATGGTCGAAGGTGTAACGCCCAAGACTTATAGGGGCGACCACAAAGTAATGGAGGGTGGTCGTCTCGCTGGGTTCTCTGCTGAAGATAATAAGAAGTTCGCTACCAAAAGAGCATGCGTGACTAATCACGTTGAGTTCTGGGGTCGGGTGGTAGCATCAGGCGAGACCCAAGCATTTATCGAACACGACGCAATCGCGATCAGTGCGCCCGAGGCATGGGAGTTCAGTGACGTACTGATACTAAACCTAGAGTTTGCGTTTGACTTCGGTGCACTCAAGGGCAAGTTCAAAGGTTTTGAGTTAGACGCACTGCTTGACTCTGTAAACGAATTGCCGCATAATTATCCTCTGAAGTGTAAAGTTCCAAACTCCCCGTACAAAGGAGCAATGATGATCGCGGGTACAGCGGCATATGCTATTACCCCAACCGGAGCAGAGAAGATGCTACGGGTTGTCGAGGAAAGAGGACTCGAACAAAGCGACTATATAATTAATGATATGAACGTGAAGTTGGAATACTGTAACCCGTCGCCGGTCAGATTCAACAGTAGAAATTTGAGAACCTCACATGGTTGATGCACATATTATTACAATGCACGATAACGAGTCTTCTCTTGCCCGATCGCAAGAATGTCTCGCTTCTATCGAGAAGCATTGCCAAGATACTGTGTCCCCTTGGTTATTTCGTGCAAGTCAACCAAATACTATATACAAGGACACAATGGAAACATTTGGCGAGTTAGTCCAATGGACCTGGCCACAGTCGCACTTCGGTGAAGGCATCGATATGCAGACTGGACTATATAAGCGTATGTACCAAGCAGTCGACCAGAAGAGGGTCGAAGCATGCGCACTGAGTCACTTCCGTTTATGGAAATTATGTGCTGACGAGGGAAAGACGATTGTCGTCCTCGAGCACGATGCAAGATTCACTAGAGACTTCGACGCGTCGGATCTCAGTGATAAAAGTTGGGGTGCTGTCGGGTTAAATGACCCGAGAGGCAATACTCGCAAGGGACAGTTGTTCCATGCAAAAGTCGCAGCGTGTGGGGACGGGATTCACCGAGTACCCATCATCGACGAACCGACAGAACCACCTTTACCGATGGGAATCGCTGGCAACAGCGCGTACATCATCAAACCTGCCTTTGCCAAGAAGTTGTTGGACGAGGTGCGCCGCACAGGGATGTGGCCAAATGATGCGATAATGTGCCGCCAGTTATTTCCAGAATTGAAAGTAGTGTACCCTTATTACACTGATGTACAGAAGGGCGAATCCACTACGACGAGTATATGATGAAAGGTTATGTGATAACGATCGAGACAATGGAGCAGTCCGTCCAATGCGCAGAGAGGTGCATTAAATCGGCGGGAAGGGTAGGGTTCGACGTGCAACGTTTCGCCGCCTCCACTCCATCAGACAACCCCTCGGAGTACCTTGCGCAACGTGGGGTAAGCGTTGAGGGGTTTAAAGAAGTCTATTCCCGTTTCGATAATTGTGTCGCCGCTTTTACCTCTCACTACCGTTTGTGGGAACAATCCTTCACCAATAAAGAAACTCTGGTTGTCCTAGAACACGACGCGTACTTCACTGACGCGATCCCATCATACGCACCTTTCGCATCAATCATCAACTTCGGCAAACCGTCATATGGTAAGTGGGTCACTCCTTCTGTCCTTGGCGTAAACGCTTTGATTTCTAAGCAGTACCTTCCAGGTGCTCATGCCTATGGCATCACCCCAGCAGGTGCGAAGCAATTACTGGACAAAGCACAAGAGTGTGCGTCACCGACCGATGTCTTCATAAGCAATAAGAACTTTTCCGGCATACAAGAATACTATCCGTGGCCAGTCGAGGCACGTGACTCTTTCTCTACGATTCAAAAAGTACAGGGTTGCCTTGCCAAGCACAACTACGGCGAGACATACGAATTAATATGAAAGCATTTCTCACAGGGTGCGACTCAAACACTGAGTGGCAACTGCCTTGGTTCATAAAGAACTACCAAAAGCACTGCAACCTGCCACTGCTCTTTGCTGACTTTGGCATGACCGAAGACGCACTGAACCTGATCGCGCCCTTTGCTGAGAACGTCGTCAAGACTCCGCGTACAGGTTGGTTCTCGAAGATAAATGCCCTTGAGCATTACTCGCGTATGTACGAGGCAGTCTGTTGGGTAGATACCGACTGTCAGGTGCTCTCCGATCCCTCCTCGATCTTCCGTTACACCGAGAAGGGCAAACTAACGATGGTTAAGGATAATCCTTGGTCTACTCGCAGACCCGAACTAGGGGACTGGTACAACTCTGGAGTGGTCGCAGTCGAGGGAGTCACCCCGATGCTCACCACTTGGAAGAACGAGGCGGCGAAGGGCAACTATGTCGGTGACCAAGAGGCACTGCACGGTTACATTGCCGGCGATCTAATGCGTCGTATAAGTACAGTTGCAGAGGCACCTCACAAGTACAATGTCCTGCGACTCGATCTACTTGACAACAACGTACCCAAGAATCCGGTGATCATGCACTGGACGGGACAGAAAGGCAATCTCGAAATTCGAAAGCAAATGACATCATGACTAAAAAAGTACACATTCTTGGCAACGGCGACATGGCACAGATGATGCCACAGGGCGTCCGTGACGGATCAGACCGAGACGGTAAGTTGATCATCTGTAACGCTCCTCCGTTTGAAGTGGACAGAGTGTATGCCTGCGTGATGGTAGACTTCAAGATGATGATGGCACTCAACGAAGGTTCGGTGAACCTTGACCAGTATTACTGGGTGTTGGGTAATCGTCCTCGCATCTGGTGCGACCAGCAACCGGCATTCTTCATGAAGCACTCCGGACACATCCGCGAGTTCTATCAGACTGTCCCAAAATATGCTGGCGCACAATCCGCTCAAGCAGCAACCAACTTCAACTGTGGTCATATGGCAACCCACTATGCGGCGGTCAAGCACCAACCTGAAGAGATCCACATGTACGGGTTTGACTCTATCTTTGACCACAACATGCGATCGTACACTGACGTGGTTCTGAGTTCAGACCGCACCGGCACTAACAACCACCGACTCCTCGACATCTGGCGTCCGATCTGGACGGGTATCTTCAACGAGTTCAAGAACACAGAGTTCGTGCTGTACCACAAACACCCAAACGCCAAGACGCCCCTCCCAGAAAACTGTAGGGTCGTAACTGCTTGAATTTGCAGGACTTTCTATTGTTGACTTTACACTCTGTCTGTCATAGAATATGTCTATAGTATGATAATGAGTAACACATGAACGAATACTGCATCCACACCAAAGGCGACACCCATACCATCCACGGTAATTTCAAACTGATGGAAAACCTCGCCGCATCCCTCCCAGAGTCCTATCTCGGAGAAGGTTGCCTGATCCTCGAGGATCCTGCGATCGACTCCGGCGACTGGCACTTCATTATATCCTGCGTAAAAATCGGGACACCCGTAAGTTCCTGATTTGCTTCACTTTATTACGTTTGCCTTTGGACCGTTATTGCGAGATAATAGTGTCTGAGTTGAGGAGAAAGTAATATGGGTTTAGCAACGATGGAAAACTACCAAAGCACTGTAGGACAGTTCGTCGAGAAAGATGTTCGTGGCACGCACGAGTACTCTCTGAACACTGACGAGATGACCGGCGCATGGGAGTTTCCCCATATCCTCCACACCCTTGACGGATACCGATATGCGCGTGTCCTCAAGACGGTCGCCTACATCGCGGTTGATGAAGATGAGTATGGTCTTCCGGTTGTCGAGAAGTGGGACATCACCAGTCACAAAGTATGGGATAAGTCTTAATGAAAATATCTACCGCAATGTCAATCCTCCAAACTGATATGCTTTTTCTCGGGATGAGTCAGGAGCGTTTCTTTAAGTTTATCAAAGAAAGTCCTGGAGCACAGAAGCGTTCAGTCCTTACTGCCTTTGATGTTTACCAGAAACACATTTCCCGTCAGCAAGACAATAACCGATAACGATTGACTTCTGAGTCTGCATGTGTAGACTCGAATAGACAGTGTAAGGAAAGCGAAGAGATTATGCCAAAAGCGAAACCATTACCAGCGACCAAACTACCACCGCGTGACTTGATTTACAAGCACCTGCGCACCGGCGTCGCTAACTTCAAGTTCATTAAGTCTAACGGGGAAGAGCGTGAGATGAACGCTACCCTAATCACCGCCAAGATGGATCCTCGTCTGGTTCCTGTGACGAACCCCAACCCACCGTCTCAAGATGCTGACTTGTTCAAAGTATGGGACATCGACTCTAAGGGTTGGAGGCAGTTCAAGATTTCTGCATTAACTGAATACAACGGAAAGGTAAGCGACTAATGTCTGACGAAATGGATCATCTGTTAACTCCCGCGCAGAAGCGAGCAAAAACTCGTGAAGCGAAGAAGTTGAAGACACTTGAGCAAATGGGCATTGAACCTCGCAAGAAGACCAAGGTCAAGCGCACTCGTAAACCTATGACCCCTGAGCAGAAAGCAGCAGCGGTCGAGAGACTCGCGGTTGCTCGCGCGAAGCGTAATGCTGGCAAGGAACCAAATGCTCACCCTCGCGTATTGGCGTTTGACGAAGACCACGTGTTGTCCTTCAAGAACTCTAAGGAAACTCTCAAAGAGTGGCGTGAGAAGTTGAAGTCAATCAAGTCGCAAAAAGACTCTAAAGATACCAAGCAACGCGCTGAGTATCTAGAGTGCGAAAACTACGTCAAGAACCTTGGCGTATGGATCCGTGATGGCGTCTGGTTGGACCACAAGTATGGTCGCAAACACGATCAAGTTATGGAATATGTCTGCACCGCAATGGCGTACGACAAGTTTGGAAATCCCAAGCGAGATGTTGGTACTTACTACCCTGACATCAGAGAAGTTTGGACGAAGGAGATGAATGATGAGCACAGAAAAAATGACCGAGGATACTAAAACTCCGATGGTCGCAGTGCCGCAACAGGTTATGAATGCCATTGTAGACTATTTGATGGCACGCCCCTACAATGAGGTCGTAGACATGATCGCCGCTCTTCAACAAGAGGCAGTTGCAGTGAACATGGAAGGACAGGAAACCGAAGATGCCTAATATTAAAACCGACGAATTGGACTTTATGACTAAAGCGAAGTTCGGTAAGCACGTCGAGACAACTGTGGTTAATCTGCGTATGTCTTACATGGATGCAGTAATCCACTGTTGCGAGCAGTTTGGCATTGAAGTTGAAGACGCACGCAAGTATGTCTCGACCGTGATCAAATCTAAACTCGAAGCAGAAGCAATGAAACTAAACTTCCTCGAAAGATCAGGAACACTCCCAATTGAATGATCCGTTCATAAGAGAGTTTATCTTTGACGAAGAGCAACAGGAGACTTTGCTCGACAAGTTGAACGACAAAGAACCCGAAATGCGCCGCGCAGGTGTACACGAAGTCGGTGTCGGTTCTTACGAATCTGAAGTACGAACTTGTGACCATGTCCCGTTTGACTACCTACAATTCCCAGACATTTCTCTGGAACTATTAGAACTCTCTCAGGAGTTGGACCCAGACCTGACTGATATAATGTTCAGGCAGTATGAGTTTATCCGATATGAGGGTAATTCAGGTCAACAATTCAAACGGCACCAAGACGACATTGAGGACGGTTCTGGGTACAAACGGTTGCTCACCTCTGTCACCATGATAGAAAAGTCCGACGACCTGCGCGGTGGTATCCTCAAAGTCTGGGTGCCCTGTGGAAACAATCAGGAAAGGGAGTATCATATCGATCTCGACCCTTTCGAAACTATCATTTTCCCTGCCTGCTATTGGCACGAAGCAACGCCCGTCTTGAACGGTCGCCGTGTAGTGCTTATCAGTTGGGCAGAACGGAAATGAATCGTTGACTTTCGTAAAAAGTTGGCGATAATAAATAGAGTTGGAATGTTAATTCCAATTCTAAAACACTATACTCTGTTATATTTCAGTCATACAAAGGAAACAAATTATGGATTTATCCACACTCAAGTCTAAGCGTTACGACATCAACAAACTCGTATCTGCTGCTCAAGAAGCATCAGGCGCTAAATCAGATAACAATAACCGCGATGAGAATCTCTGGAAACCAACTGTTGATAAGGCAGGCAATGGTTACGCAGTCATTCGATTCCTCCCGTCCGAAGGTGATGTGCCATGGGTACGTTACTGGGATCACGGATTCAAAGGTCCAACTGGCAAGTGGTACATCGAGAAGTCGTTGAC